ATCGGAGTAGATAACTTTACGTTCCGTTCCATTTAAATCCCAGACTTGGATCTGTGGAGCACGGGATTCCGTATGCCACACCTTACCTAAGAACTGTTGTGAAGGATCCCTTCCACGATCAATCGTAAACCACGTACCGTCAGAGTATGTATGTAGGTCTGCGATGTGTTTAGACCCAGGCCGCTTGAGGCAGCCACGGGTCACATCAGGCCAAGCATTCTTAAGGTCTCTAACTTGTCCGGGTATCTTTAATTGATCGGGTTGATTTGATATGCCCTGTACGTAGTTAGGGATTACTTGAGATACGCTTGCCATTATCGGTTCAGTGTTTGAATTGGTTGATACCCTACGTACGCTGTATGATCAGGTTGACCAAGGAATGTAAGATCACCTTGTTCTAACTCATAGTTCATACACTCCATACGTAAAGTGTTTTCTCTATCCTTCAATAGCTGGAAGAGTTGTGGGTTATTAACTAACTGTGCCGCTGCACGTACCGTAGCTGCAGCAGTTATGTACCGCTGGAAGACAGGAGGGATAGCATCAAATGGAAGTAGCCAAGTTACATCTGCAAGAATAGGACAGCAGAATACATAAGTATGATTCAGCCTGTCATATAGATAGACAGAAGCAGCAGGACCACCGGTTCCAGGTACAGGGTTAGGGTCAGGTTTGTTATCGCAGTCGTCATTATCTCCAGGTTCAAATGGGGGTACTTCATCATCACAATCTGGACAGCATTGAATGTTGATACAGTTTGGATAGAAGTTACCGGACGCTTCAACAAATGGATCGGCGCATTCACCATCGACGCAAATCTTGTCACCTGCACATAGCGATACACATTCTCCATCTACACATTCTTCGCAGTCTCCACACTCCACATCTTTACAGGGATCCTTTTCGATCTCAGGAGGTGCGGGGTCAGGGTCGTCTTTCTTCTTGCAATCACAACCGTCGCAGACTTCGTCGTCATCACAGTCGTCGTCATCTTCGCATTCGCAGTCAGGCCCATCAGGTTTATCCTTCTTCTTACAGTCGCAGCCATCGCACTCTTCATCATCATCGCAGTCATCGTCATCTTCGCATTCGCAGTCAGGCTTATCATCCTTCTCATAACAAAGGTCGAAGATGCCTTCACATCCTCCATTGGTACCTCCTTGCATAGAGCAACTACGCATCTCACCAATTCTGAACTCGTCTTTCTTACTTACAGGTGTACCATTCTTCCACCATTGAGTTTCTTGGTGACCATCAACTGCGTTTAGTGCGACAGTAACAAAGTTACCACCACCTTTCTCGCAGTCTCCATAATCATCATCCTCATACTTTGATGCCTCATCGCAACAGTCGTCACCACGAGTATCAGGTTCCTCAGGTTCCTCACTACTACCTTGACCAGTGTTTGGTTCTATCCAACTACCAGTAAAGGTAAGAGTAACTGAGTTCTCCTTCTCATTAGTCTCGCAAGTACTCTGCATATCCGTGATTGGATAACCTGCTGCTGTTGTTTGAGAGCAGAGGTTTACACATTCGCAGACATCATCTAAGTTACATCCACCGGGGCGTAGCCATAGTTTAAGAGCACGCTTCTCAGGATCCCAAGCATCGATATATTGAATGCTGCTAATCCTATCCTTGTCATAATTTGCACCATAGATACCACGTTCGTCATCGAACCACAACTGAATAACTTCAGGAGGGCAGTCGCAGTCGTACTCTTCTGGCTTGATTGGATCAGGTAGTGGTTCAGGTTCATCACAATCCTGGACAATTAAATCAAACTCTTTGATCAGTGTGTCTGGAGTAGAGTTAGGCCAATCCCTGCAATGCGCTGTACATTTAAAGTGGTACTTACCTAGTGGTGTATCAGGTGTGACATCAAATTGAATCTCTTTGGTTTCAGGATCACGGTCGATGTCATTACCATCTTTATCTTCCCATTCATATTCAAGGTCTGATCCACCTCCGTCATCCTTACAGTTATTACAGCCGTGAGTAGATACTTTATATTGATAAGTATCCTTACCTTTCTTAGGTCTACAAACTACTGCATCATCAGGCTGACAGTCCCATCGGAATGGTTTGCATTGACCTGTCTCATCAAAGTCTGTGCAATGCCTATCGGGATTACCTCCAGCATTAGGGTTATGAAGGTTGTTACCTCTAGTGGTTGGCTTGTTCTTAAGTAGATCCTCTATCTTTGTACGGAACCTACCCTTGTCGCAGCCACCTATTGCAACACCCAATACATCTGTACCTTCTACTAGCACATAAGTAGGACTAGGTATCCTCTCTAGCTGAGCTTTAATCTTCTCATTGCCAGGGGAGTTGTAGTCTGGTGTCTTCTTCTTTACATATTCAAAGTCAAGGCCAAGTTCCCTGACTACTTTCTCATCGTAGTGAGACATCCTTGTGCAAGGACCACACCCACTACTTCCATACTTAACGATTCTCATTTTGGTTTCTGTGCAGGTGCATCCACGACGGGCTTAGCTCCAGGGCGTCTAACCACATCAGTTGACTTAAGGTATTGGCCATCGCTAATGTCAAGCCTAAGTACGTCAGGAGGTACGGGTATGAATCCGTTCGCATCTGGATCCCAACAGAGTCTGTACTCTTGATTGAAGATCCAACCTTCAGCTTGAACATCTTTGTTGACCTCTTTAATTAATTCGAGGATCATCATCACCTCGGGGTTATTCATATCGACAACAGACACTGGTGTTTGACCAAGCGCGGATAGAATACTATTTACTGCGGACAGGTATGTGTCGGGATTGTCTTCATATAGCGTATAAGTCATAGTGTCTATTGATAGATAAAAAAAGGGGAGCCGAAGCCCCCCAAGTAATCAGCAGCTAGGAGCTGATGTATCAGTACTGAACTGATAAGGTCCCACGTTCTCATCTTGAGAAGCATAAGCAGAGCGGAAGCCACAGGTGTAGCTAGCCACACAGCTAGAGGGAGTGTCCACACAGTAACCACGACGGGTACGTGCTACTGAGTATCGGGTTGCGATACCAGTTGCTACACCGTTGCCGGGATGTGTTTGTACATTAGGTTGTACATAGGACAGGTAATCTGGATCAGTATATGGAGACTGAATCCAGGTATCTTGCATTGCCATAATTAATTCCTATTAGTTCTCGTATTCCCTACCAGCCTCAACATGAGGATGAGGGTTAGCGGTATACGAAGTGATCGTCAGTTCGTTCTTCTCATCAGTGATGGTGCGGGACGCGACATATTCAATCTCAGCGATCCGGCACTCACCGGGTTGAGTAACAGCCATCACTCAGCACGGAGTTCGATAGCAGCAGCAGGGTTCAAGGTGCCTGCACCCATTGCCAAGCGGCCAACCACAACGTCACCCTGATAGAGGGTGTGGACATCGGAGCCAGTCGTCTGGATCTGAGGGCCGATAGCTGTAACAACAGCAGCGGCATCCTTCTGATAGATCAGACCACAGTGAGCAGAGAAGTCACCAGCGTAGTTGTTGTTCTCACCTTCAATCGAAGTAACATTACCAGCCATGAATGGGAGGTTGTTGCTGCGCTTGATGGAGATACCAGCGATCTCATAGAGACCTTCGCCAGAGTTCATGTTGCCCTGTGTGTTTCCGTAGTCACGGTTCAAGATGTTGCTGTCAACCTGAGCAATCAATGCGTAGTACTGTCGTGGTGACAGGACAGCATGACGGCCAGCCCGAGGTACATTCTTCTCATCTAAAATACTCGCGGCTTCGAAGAATGAATCTACGAGGGCCTGAGCATTAAACTCATTACCTGCGCCGAGCTTGATGATAGAACCACCTGGCTCAGGGCCTGGTGATGCTTGGATAGGATGTGCCTCACGTGCAGCAAGTGCAATCGTGCGGAAGATCTTCTTGTCGTATGCCTCAGCAAGAGCGTAGCCAATCTTGTTGGCGATCTCTCCACGCAAGGAATAGTGAGCAAGAGTTTCATCCAAATCGTAGACAAACGCCGAACTCACGAGGAGGTCGTCCATCACGATTGTCTTCTCTGCCACTGGGGGATCACCTGATCCGAGGATCGGTGTACCAGGGACGTGGTAATCAGCAGTCATGCGACCGGTGAAGATGAACTGTGCAGCCTTACCTGATTTCAGGGTGCGGTTTTGCACGGTGCCTTTCGAGATCAATGCTGTCTCGTAAGCTTTGAACATCTCGCCAGTAAACAACTTCAGATAGGTTGCATACTTTGCATCGTAAGCTGAGACAGTTTGTCCAGCATTAGGATGACCAGCAGGGTAGGTGAAGGTTTCACCGTACTTAGTCCGGCCAAGACCGGGCTCTTTATTTACACTACCAATAGAGGTAGTGGTTGTGTTGGGTGCTCCAACATTATCATTAGACCATGTAGCCATTGTTCTGTTCCTAAGTAGTAAGTTTTATTTAACGGACTACCAACATGTTGATAAAATTTTTTGTAGCATTTTTCATAGGTCTCTCCCTATCGTCTAGACGACAATGAGTATCCTCGTAAGGGTCATTGCCAATACTGAAGAGGGGACTTGCACCCCTCCGTAAGCTATTACTTATTCAGTTGTTTGATGTACTTGTTGCCACGATAAGTGAGGGTAACAGTCATAGTTAATTCTCAATTACCTAGCCCCCGTTCCATGACTAGGTGGCATGCAACCCGAAGGTCGAACGTAAGTACATCAGTAATCCCATCGGACCTTAGGCCGTCCGGCTCTAATGCCAATGTGTACAAAGCCACGGTAACTCATACCGTAACCAACTGAGAATGGCCAGTCTCCATCTACATACTTCTCCAGTTCATATCCATCACCACTGATTGGATAGATATCTACTGCACCTTCTCCAGATTTGAAGAGGTGTTCTGATTGAGAGGCACCACCAACCTCTGCATTAATAGCAGGTGGTCTGTGGCCTGATGTAATTTGAATTGGTCCAAACAATTTTCTTAGTTTTTCTAGGTAGTTACATAGCTCTTCAGCTATGAGGCACTGACCTTGATCTGTAAAGCGCCTCTCTTTCTCGTAGTTACACAGCTCACCATAATAAAAGTGAGGTGTAATTGCATAAGAGAAAGGAGCATCGGGTGATAACATTACTTTTCTGCTGCATATAATGCGAAGGCTTGTACACCAATCGCTGTGAATACTTCTGATATCTTGTCACCACTGCAACGTTCGTCACGGGTGGTAAGGCAACCAGCCAGTACTGCACTAGCAATAACTAACTGGAAGCCAACAACAAACGCTACCAATCTAAAGGCAGCGATTTTCATTTAAGGGGTGCCGCACCAAGGGATGTCGGTGTAAGACACTTCGCCAACAAAAGGAACACGGGGCTCACAATCCGTAGGAGGTGTGATGTAATCCGTGGTCTGATAGATGGCAGGTAGTCGTAGATGAAACATGTTTCTATCCAATAGTAGGAGTGTTTAAAGCGACTTGGGTGGTTTGGGATGTCGCAAGATCCAAGGGGAAGTTGTGTGCATTACGTTCGTGCATCACTTCCATACCTAGGCCAGCCCTATTAAGGATGTCTGCCCAAGTGTTGACGACATGTCCTTGATGAACAATTGACTGATTAAAGTTGAATCCATTGAGGTTGAATGCCATGGTTGATACACCAAGAGCAGCGAACCAAATACCAACAACAGGCCAAGCAGCAAGAAAGAAGTGCAGACTGCGACTATTGTTAAAGCTTGCATATTGGAAGATGAGCCTACCGAAGTAGCCATGCGCTGCCACAATGTTGTAGGTCTCTTCTTCTTGTCCGAATTTGTATCCATAGTTCTGACTTATATCTTCTGTTGTCTCACGAATGAGAGAAGAGGTGACAAGACTGCCGTGCATTGCCGAGAAAAGGCTCCCGCCAAATACACCGGCAACACCAAGCATGTGAAAAGGATGCATAAGAATATTATGTTCAGCCTGGAAGACAAACATATAGTTAAACGTTCCACTGATTCCTAAAGGCATAGCGTCAGAGAATGAACCCTGACCAAAGGGATAGACAAGGAACACTGCGCTAGCTGCTGCAACAGGTGCAGAGTAAGCAACAAAGATCCAAGGGCGCATACCTAACCGGTAGCTAAGTTCCCATTCTCGTCCCAAGTAAGAGTAGATACCGATGAGGAAGTGGAAGATAGTAAGTTGGAAAGGGCCGCCGTTGTACAGCCACTCATCCAAGGATGCTGCTTCCCAAATCGGATAGAAGTGTAGCCCGATAGCATTGCTAGACGGCACAACTGCTCCCGATATAATGTTGTTTCCGTAGAGGAGCGATCCAGCAACTGGTTCACGTATGCCATCAATATCTACCGGGGGTGCTGCTACGAATGCAACAACAAAACAAATCGTTGCTGCCAGTAGCGTGGGAATCATGAGTACACCGAACCAACCCACATAGAGTCGGTTGTTTGTGGAGGTTACCCATTCACAAAAGTTCTGCCAAGTATTCTGTTGTCTTTGTAAGATTGTAGCTGTAGTCATTAGAGAAATAGTTCATGTTTAGTTTCAGGTTTAAGTAAGATCCGTTTAAGGCCAGGACAGGCCAGAACTGGGAGGGGAATCGAACCCCTCCTACACCATCAGTTAAGTCGGGTGACCTTTACTTGGTCTACACCTCTATCAATTAGTCCGATGCGTTGAGCAGTACCCATGCTGAGATCAAGGTCACGTCCAGGAATGAACGGACCTCGGTCAGTAATAGTTACCACCTCACAACTTCGAAGACAAACCCGTAGCCGGGTGCCGAAGGGGAGGGACTTGTGAGCTGCAGTGGCAGCGAGTTGATCGTATCTAGTACCGTTGGCTGTGAGGTTGCCATGGAATCCAGGTCCATACCAACTGGCAACCAACAGCAGAGGAGCAGCGATTCCAATCACCACACCCCCGGAATAATTTGTCCGGTGACTGCATAAGCACCAAGTGCTGCGATCACACCAAGCATTGCGAAGCGTCCGTTAAGGCGTTCGGCTTTTGTTGCGTACTCTTCGTTTACATCCATGATAATTACGGGGGGTTCTTTTGCAAAAATGTTTTGACGGTTGCCGTCTTCTGTTGTTGTAGTCATACGTTTCCGGGTGAAAGATCACAGGCAGGTGGCTTACACCCACAAGGATCAGGTTTAATAGTTACTTGCGTTGGGACAAACATCGCTCCAGGTGAGCACGATCCGTGGGAGTGGTTCCCACAATTTCCACGCCGATGTCCGAAGCGAAGCGCCGCCATCTGATATTGATTAAGGCCAACACGTGAAATGGGTTCACCACTCCAGGTTCGACCTGTCCAGTTTCGTGAATACATCGTTCCTATATGCAGGGTCGTTGTCATAACGAGGGTCATTCATTGCCCGCACTACTTCTGCCTGTGAACGGAACACATCCGCCACATCTACAGCAGACTTACCGCTAAGCATTCGTCCTTCGTATCCATTCTGTTCTTGATACATAGATTTCAATCCTTGAACAGCAAGCTTGATTGCTCCCATCTGTCCAGTAGCCATCAGTGCATCAAAGGCTTGAACATCTTCAGGGGATAGGTTCTCACCTGCCCACGCTGTCATCTGTCCGTAAGCCTCATCACCACCGGCCATGTTCTTAACCTCCAACACTTGCATGTCAGTGAGGTCAGGAGTCTCCTGTTGTGGTGGTGCTTGTCCCTGCATCTGCAGGTAAGCATCAATGAGATCTTTACTATCTTGGTTGGCTAATTGCTCAACCATCTCAGGTGTGATCTGCCCATCGTTTGCATAGTATTCCTCACTAGCTTTGCTAATCAGGCTGACAATCTCTGAAGGTTCGTCGGGAACTTGACTCTCTTCCTCCTCGGATTCAGGGGCTTCAACCTCCTCTGTCTCCTCGGACTTGGGTTCACCAAGCTTCTGTTGTAATTCGATGTAGGCTCGTTCAAGTTCTTCGGCGTCTCGGAACTTACCGGCGAGCATGTCTTGCTGCTCTGCCTGTAGTTCTTCACCCACTCGAAGAGAATCAAGCTCATCTTCTGTAAGTACGTCAGGGTCTCTCTCAGTATTGACTGTAAGTTCTGCCATCAATGTCCTCTACTCTTAGGTTTCCAAGACCCACCCTTGTTACTTTCTGACCGCCAACTCGGATGGGTGGGTTAGCTCCGATGCGATCTTTCTGTGCGTACTTATTTTCCGGGGGCTTGCCCGCCGTCCCCAGACTCTTGGGGTCCGGCTTGATTGCCGCCTGCCGGGACGCCGCCGCCTTCGGTTTGCGGGGGCGCGTTGGTTTGGTCTTCTGCATTTAATTCAGGGTTCTTTGAGGGGTCCATCATTGGTGCAGATGCCAACTGTCCAGCCTGCTTAGTCATTTCAAGCTGCTGATTCTGTTGCATCTGTTGTTGCATCTCTTGCTCTTGAGTCTCAGGTGACTTGATCAGGTTCAGGTAATCAATACCTTGTGCTGCTGCTAGTCGTTTGATGTACTCAGTTTGATCGACATGCTTTGCCATTGCTTCAGGCCCCATGGTCTGTGCAATGGTGGTGATAAATGTAATCAATGCTTCTCTGTCTTGTCCACGTCCTAAAGCATTAACGCCAGCCACAACTTGAGGCTTGACCATATCTTTAGGGATGCTTGGTAGCTGTCGGCTACGCTGAAGCACCGTCATGATACGAGAGAGATAAGGTACTAGGAACTCAACAGTTAGTAGACTGAATAGTCCACCGAGCTGCTGCTCTAGTTCCATCTGTGTGAGGCGAACTTCTTCAGCAGTAGTACGCTCACTGTTCCTTACATTCAATACCAGGAAGGCATCACTGATGCGCTGTCCTAGTTGTGTTGCCATGTCCCATGCTGTTTTAAAGTCAGCGGTCTTACCAACCTGAACGACACCGACATCTTCGGGTCGCCCTTGGATGATAGCTCCGTTGCCTGCACGGGCCAGGGCTTGGGGTTTAGTAGTGGACGAGGGTGATACTAAGAAGATGACCTTTGCAGCCTGTGCAGAGCCTTCTACTAGTGCCTGAGAGAGTGCCTCTAGTGACTTCAAATCACCTAGGAATTCTTCTACTCTTCCTCGTCCGTAGTTTTCTCCATCAACTTGATTGAACCTGATCGGGAACCATGGACTTGAGTTCTTGGGTGCAGTTGATCTGCTACCTGGAATGATCTTGTCCATACATTCTTGGTGCCAGACCCATTGGCCTGACTTCTTTTCAAGCCGTGCGTAGGTGTACACCTCAACGTCATCGGAGTTAGCTGGTTTAGGACCGTCGTCTCCCACTGCATTGGGCTTGGGCTCCGGGAGGTCCATCCCTAAAGCTTGCTTGTTGATTGTTTCTTTAGTGACAATCTCTGTCACGTTACCGTTACCGTCTCGATTCAACACGAACCTATTGAACGGGTAGTTCTTCATCCCATCCTTACTCATGTACAGCAGTGCATTACCACTGACAATGAGATGCTTAAGGGCTTGATGAATTGCTACCCGATGGTTCTGTGCATTGACATAGTCCATGATCATCCTCTCCATCTTAGAGAAAGAGAGATCAATCTCAGACCTGACTTCAGGTGGCAGCTCTGTTCCTATCTTACTGTCGTTAACTTGTAACTTAAAGAAGGAAGTAGTTGGTGGCATCAGTGCCATCATCAACTTAGCTGCCAAGGTCACAACACCCTTAGCTCCAACTGATTGCCAGGGAGTCTTGAGTTCTACGTGTGATCCTTTGTTGCCTTCATCATCTTGACGGACAAGGTACGGAAGTGTCAGCAGTGAGCACTCCCTTGCAGTACTTAGGAATGCTCCACGCATAGACGTGAGCTGATCGTATCTTGTACGTGCCTTCATATGTTCACGCCTGTTGGTGAACCATTACCGCCAGTGTTAACTGCACTAGACGACAGTGACTGTCTGTTACTAGCTGAGTTAGCAGCGGTACTCTTCTTACGTTGGCTTGCTGCAGTGTTAGCTGCAACAGGTGCAGGTGCTCCAGTCTCCATCGGTGGAGGTGGTGCCTGCGGTGGCTTCGGAGGTGGTGGGGGAGGTGTAGCTGCAGGCAGTGGTGGTGGTGCTGGAATAGGTTTCGGTGCTGGTGGTGGTGACGGGGCTGATCCCATACACATAGTTAGTTCTCCAATCTATTGATAAGCCAGTCAACAACTGAACGTTGACCAGCGCGGTACATGATGTGATTAATTTGATCAGTCGGACCTGCAGATAGAGGAGGAAAGTTCTCCTCCATCTCTGCAAGTATTGACTTAGCTTGTAGTCCTAATGACTCAAGCGTACTTAGGGAGGTTGTCATTTCGGTGTTCAAAAAATGCAGGCATTCGCGCAGCCTGTGTGAAGGAAAGTTCGGGTGCTTTCCCTTGATACATAAGATTGTCGCTGGAATCGGACCAAAATTTTTTACTCAAAAATTTATCGCCTTGGGTATTATTACCTAGTGGTTCCAAGACCCAGTTGATTGTCGCTTTTCTAAGCTTATCCAGGGAAGATGACGGTCGGAGTCCCAGCTCTTCGCAGACAATTGAGTTTCCTGCGACATGTATCTGTTCATCTCGACTAATGTCAGCCGATACTGTTCGCATACTCTCATCACCGTTAGCGCGAAAGAAAGGGAGTAGTACAAAGAAAATTGCACGCTCGGCAACCATTGCTTTGAGGATTGTGTGATCCTTATGCGAAGTCCACGCTTCTCTGAGCGCCATCGCCTCCTTCTCCGCCTTGTCATTAACCCCGTAAGCATTGGCGATGTAACTAAGAGCCAAGTCGTGGTTCTCTTCATCCTTGACGTTAGAGATAAGTAACTCCCGCGCCATAGTCGGAACGTCAGTGGCCAAAGCATCTGTAATAAAATCTCCTACGGGTAATTCCATGTGGCGTAGTGCGAGGGCACGGTAGATAGTTTCTTCCGCACCTTCACGGACAGTTCCAGCTACGCCTTGTACTGGAGTCCATTTACGTTTTCTGTTTAGTAGTTTCTGATAAGGGTTCATTCGCCGCATTCACAAGGTAGTTCGTTGTTATTTAAAATTGAATTTAAGTAATCATCAACGTCACCCTCGTCAAGAGCAGCGTACGCATCAGATTTATCTTGTACATCCCCCATAACTTGAAGGCTGTAGTAGAGACTTGTCTGGGGCGATTGAAGCCACTCTGCTACGAAGTCATTATCGTAGGTTACAGCGTCACTCCAAGAGTTGAAACTATAGCCATGCAGAAGTCCAGTTTTATCTAGCATTGTCATGATGCCATCAGCGACTGCTTTGTAAGCGTCCCATCCGACTTCACTGGCGATTTCGACTTCGCCATAGTCATATGTTTGTACACCAAACGTGCCGCTATCACGGTCAACTGTTCGTGCAATAGGTGGTGCAATCTCAGGGGTACAGGTGAATCCATCAATGTCCTTTGAGCGGTAGCTACAAGACGCTGTAGGAGCGATTGCAAAGGCTCGGGCCATTCCATACTCATGAGCAATTGTGGTGGCCTGCATGACCCCATACTCAAACTGTTGTGCTAACAAATATGCAGGTGTGTGTACTACAACACCGTCATTAAGTTGCTTAAGAGCTTCTCCAAATTGTGCATATGTAACTCCGTACCGTCTGAGCAGGTTTGCAAGACCAAGCATCCCGAGTCCGACTTGACGGTCCACTGTAGGTGCGAGGTATTCACCACCTGCATCAACGCCTGTTCGGCTATGGAGAGAGCACAACTCGGACATACCGAATGCAAATGCACCGGGGATGTCTTCGAATTCACAGGCACCGAGATTGACGTGTTGGAGGAGACATGTTCCACGTGAGGGCAAGTAAACCTCCAGGCAGACATTCCCTCGGATTCGGTTTCCATTTTTGTCATACTTTACTTTGTTAAGCCAAATGTCACCTGATTTGATGCCATGTAAAAGGATTTGCCTTGTGGTTTCCGGCGTCTCATCCCACCAATCTTGGGTGATGTTGACACATCGCTTGACCCAAGGAAGTTCTGCTCTAGATGCAGTAATAAAGGGGATGATATCGCTATGCCGCAAATCGCAATGGAGCACCACAGCACCGTTCTTGTACACCCCACCTCTGCGTAATACTTCATTCAAGGTGCTATAAATTTTACCGAAACTTACAGGGCCTGATGCTACTAACCCTTTATCGTTCTCTGTACCTGCAGGTCGTAGGTCTGACAAGTGAATAGCAACTCCCGCCCCATGTCTTAGGGCGAATGAAGCAAACCTCCACGACGCTTCAATACCTTCAGGTCCCTCAACGCTGTCAGCTACGTTAAATACAGTGCAGCTAACAGGTAGACGACTAGTAGGGTCGTCAATCCAGCTTTGAACCCGGCCAGTACGGGAGATTAATTCAGGTTTCATACTAAATCTTTGAGGTTGGGTGGTTGATAGTTAGGTCCTTTTAATACCTTGCCGTCATTACGACGGATAGGTCTGCCATCTAGACCAAGCTTTGACATGTTTGATTTATGAATGCGATCCATAGTTTCATCTAGATCCCATCCCATATTCTCTGCATACTGATAACAGACATACACAAGGTCTGCTAGCTCTTTAAGTTCTTGTTCGTAGCCTTCATTCTTGATGGCATACATGAACTCATTGTATTCTTCAGTTATCAGAGAGGATTGGACCGTCCGTCCAGTCATCCCAGAAGCTATCTGATAGGACTGCCTGAACTCTCTCGCCTGTGTCTGTAAGGTGTTGTAACTCATTCTCTAAGTAGTGGATAGCTTTTTCAATGTCTTCTTTGGCAGAGCCTTTATGTCCTGCACGGCAAATGTATTTAATTGCATTGCCTTTATGGAAATCTAGTTCTTGATCTCGAATGAAATCCCAAACAGGGATTCGTCCTCGGTTGTAGTAGTTCGGTTGGGCCATTGGGTGACAAGTTGTTTAATATTATTTGTAAGCACAAAGCATTGATGCTGTAGTGCAATGAAAACAGTAATTAAATCTTCTTTTCTTACTGAATCATTTTTTAGGGCGTCCTCTATCTGCCTCATCTTTAGGTCCTGCTCCAGTGTCAGTTCCATTGTGGGCATCGGAGGGACACCAGGGAATTGGTTGCTCGGTTTCGAAGTCATAGTCATCACAAGTAAGGATTCGGGCTAGTCGTGCATTTCGATAAGCATCATCCTCAGTGAGTCCTGCCTTCTCAAAAGCTTCTTTTACTGTCTTCCAGTTGTATCCGTGCTCATCCATTAGGGCGACAGCACGCTTGATACCAATACCAGGAACGCCTGCATAGCCATCAGTTTGATCGCCTGCCATTGTTTGGATTAGGTGCCAACGTCGTCCCTCTTCAGGAGTCACACTCATCGTTTCTTTCATGTCATATACCTGACCGGGAATCTGTTTCATATCCTTATCAGGTGAAACGATTACGTTGCCAGGTTCAGCAGTAGCTTCAATACCTAATAGGTCATCAGCTTCTAGTACTGGATTGATTCGTACCTTGTACTTATCATGCAGTGCATATATCACCCGTTTGTAGCCACATGGTTTCTTCCGATTACGGTGGCCTTTATACGCGGGGTCAATAGTTTTGCGGAAATTTTTTGGCCCAGAAAAGTAAAGGACCTTCTCATCAGCAAAGGGGAATACTACATCTAGCTTCTTTAGCTCTCGTTCTACTGCTGCCATTGCTTCACTGAACTTAGAGGCTACGACAATGACATCTTCGCCAAAGTCAATCTCATATTCAGTAGAGGCACAGCATTTATAAACGATGTAGTCAGCGTCTACTAGGAGTTTCATTCAGTGAACATCTCCCCAGTTTTTTCCGATTTGAGCTTCTGCACTGATTGGGCAGCGCGTTCGATAGTATTCTCCAGCCTCTGCAGAGCTAAGTACCAGGGATGTTGATAGATCTTTGGTGTGCTCGGGGGCACATTCGAATTGGATTTCGTCATGTATAAATGCGAGCTGTGAACAACATAGTTTCAGCTCTTTTATGTGTAAGTGGTTAATGTATAGCCAACGCTTAGCGATTACTGCGGCGCTGGATTGTAAGAGAAAGTTCAACGCCTTATGAGGGCTGTCTACCGGTATGGCCCGCCCATCAATCGCCTTAATGTAGCCCTTCTCCGACGCTTTCTTAACAGCTTCAAGTAGCTGCCCATAGCCCGGAATGGCCTCAATAAAAGCCTCGCGAATCTCTTTACCCTTTGCCTTTTTCTTGTTCGTGGGTAAGCTTTCATCAAATGTAGATCCTATTTTTTCGTCGCCTGCTCCGTAAAGCATGGCGTATTGAACGGTCTTAACTTGTCGCCTAGATATTCCAATCTTGTCGGCGTTGACTTGGTGGATATCGTCGTTAAGTAGAATGTCGGTATACCTACCATCATCATAACGATGCAGGTAATGAGCAAGCATTCGTAACTCGATACCAGAAAGGTCTGCACCAACCATCTGAAGTCCTGGAGCTGCTGTGAATAGCGCCCTGAACGATAGATCTGATGGAACTTGAGCGAGGTTTGGATTACGGTGAGCCGCTCTATGAGTAGAAGTAGCAACACTGCAATGGTGATGTATACGACTAGATTTCGTAACAAGCTTCAGCCATGCGTTCTGCCCTTCGGCAAGCATCCCGAGCTTCTTCGTTAAATCCAAGATCGTCAGACATCCACGCGCAAAGTCGTTGTCTATCTTCGAGAGTGTAGGCTCGTCGATAATCGCTTTGCCCGTAGCTGTTAGTTGTGTTGGTGTCCATTCGTAAAAGGTGGTTAATATCCAAGAGATGTGGTCACGACTCGAAGGGCTGAATTCTTTCAGCTTCGTAAAGGCACAGCCTTCTACATAGCCTTGTGTTTTGTTATTTCGTTTCGGAGTGAACTCTGATCCGAATACGTAAGGGTGCCGGTCTCGTAGTAACTTACTAGTTTCTTCAAGTTGTCTTGAGAGAGTAGATGTAAGTTCCCGTGCAGCATTCTCATCAAAGTACCATCCATGTTCCTCTTGGCGTTGTAATAAATCTGCTACTTGGTGTTCAAGTACTACCCATTCAGGCGGGTTGCAAAGTGTTTGCATAGTTTGGTGGTAACAACTACGTCTTGTTTGCAGTACTCTTCCATCTCAGGAGAGAACTGCTTCCAGTCAGTGGACTTAGAGAAGTCTCCTTTGTATTCTCCTAGTCGATGACCATACGCCTCAAGACTGTGGCGTCCATAGAGTTGCAGTGGCATATGAGGCCATTGTCTACGCTTGTCAATATCAATTAGGTTCGGATGGATGAGCCTACTAAGAAGTAGAGTATCGACCACCCCAGTAGACCTATCAAACCAAGGGTAGAACTTACGGAGAACAGGTATGTCATACCCAATAATGTTATGGCCAGCAATACAAACCGCATCAGCGAGGAGTTGCACGCCCCGAACCACAGGTTCTTTAGTACCTGAGTCACTGTAGGTGTACGTTTCCTTCGCCTCTGTGTCGTACGCGATGAGGCAGTGGATTTGAGTGCAATCATTTAGTAGTCCGTCAGTTTCAATGTCAAATACAATCACTTACCAGTCCATACATAAGTCTTGTCAACAAATGCTGCTTTCTTAATAGCCTCCTCTGTTGGAGGTGTGGGCTTTTTGATGCGTGTGAAATATTCCATCTCTGCATCAAAAATCTGTTGCTGGATTGAATTCTTCTTCATGGTTAGGTGTAGTTTCAATAAATCTGCATGTTTCTTTGTCGTACTCAAGAGTGCAGGCAACGCCTACCTCCCCTGAATGTCGATTCTTAAGGACTCTGACAGTTGTCTTGCCAGATCCATGCTCTGATTGCTGATTCCGCTCAAGTGCGATGACGCTGTCAGAGAGTTGTGCAATTGACGCGCTGCCACGTAATTGACCGAGAGTGACTCGTGCTCCTTCTTCATGATTTTGATCTGATTGTGCTCGTCTTAAGTGAGAGACAAGGAACAGGGTGATACCTGTGCGCTCTACTAGTGAGCGAAGTCTTGTCATAGTTGTATCGATCATGCGTCGTTCATCACCATCCAACCCACTAAGTAGGATTGATAGGTGGTCAAGGAAGATGACCTTGGTTTCTAAACCGGTGGCAAGGTATTCAATCCTGTTATAAATAACGTCAGGATCGAAAGAACCAAAGCCATCAAAGAGGTATAGATTCCAGTCTTTGATTGTTGCATCGAAAGCTTCTGTTAGTTCTTGTGCATCGTGTTCACCAATGTGTAGGCTCTTGCCCACAGCGCAGCTCATTAGACCGAGAGCAGTGCGTCTGTTTGATTCTTCAAGAGCAATGTAACCGACCCGTTGTCCGTCTTGTAAAAGTGAACTCGCAATGTCCCGGCAGATAGATGACTTTCCGACGCCAGAGCCGCTAGTGATCGTGACAAGCTCGGAAGCCCTGATTCCATGGAGTAGAGACTGTAGTCCGTCGTAGGGGTAGTCATGAATTGATTCTTCTTGTGGTGTAGTTATTAATTTGAGTAGGTCTTGTCCACTGACAATCCCATCTGGACGGTAAGATCTCGCATCCCAAATAGCGCGACGAATCGCTTCAGAGTCATTGGCAGCGAGGGCGTCTGACGCATCTTTGTAATCCCCCTGTAAGAAAGCGATCTTGCACTTGCCCGGTGGTAAGACCTGACACGTTGCCTCCGTCGCCTCACGGCCAGGGTCGTCATTGTCGAAGAACAAGACAATCTCTTCATAGCCCTGTAGCCATTGAAGATTTCGCTGCACCGATTTCTTGGCTGACGCGGCCCCGCTTGGAAGTGAAACCATGGGCCAACCCGGCATGACTTCTGCACAGCTCGCTGCATCCAGCTCGCCTTCAGTGATAACAACTCGCTTTCCTGTTGATGGGAATAGATGTTGACCGAAGAATGTGCCATCGCTCTCGCCTTCATAGGTAAATATTTTTTTCTTAGTTTTTACTTTTGCTCCTTTAAGTACCCCATCGTCTGAGAAATAATGGAAGCGCAAGTTGTTGCCATCGACAAAGATTTTGTACTGTTGGCATACCTTTTCAGATATTCCTCTAGAGTGCAGCCGTTCGGCAGATCCTTTGAGTTTTGCATTAGACACGTTTTGTGTAGTAGGTAATTGATCGGGTGAGGCTTGATGTGTGTGACAAACAAAGCAGAAAGAATGCCCATCGGTGTATAGGCTGTTGCCATCCGATGAGCCGCATTCGCTACAAGCCATGTGTCTGAGAAATTCAGACTCAGTGGTGTTCATGTAAGCCATTCAATTGGAATATTTGTAAATGATGTCCAGGGGATACCCTTCTTTTCACACCATTGTGCATATGTCGTCTTACTCTTCTTAGATATTTTATTAAACGGTGATTGAAACACCATACGTATATCAAGCTCAGGATGTTGCTCCTTTACTGACTTGATCTTCTTTCTATCTGCAGCGTCCCAATACCCCTTCGTCTCTAGAAAAACGCCATTCGGCAAGAGAAAATCAGGGGTATAATTGTGTCCTATAGTATAAGGAATCTTAGTAGACTCATATTCATACTTAACACCTAACTCAACAAATAGATCAGCAACTTTCTCTTCAAGTCCTGATCGGAATGCCATTAGAAGTCCAGGTCATCCTCATCACTAGTGGCCTCTACAGGGGCCGTGACGGTCACGTTAGGCTCGGCTGATACAAATCCCTCTGTCTTACCGAAGAGGTCTGCTACAGCGTCAGCAGAGAGGGTCCCAGTGTCAACACCAGCACCTCCATTAAGTGTAATGATCTGTGCTCCTACTAGTTTCAGTGAGGTTCCATAAGTGACACCATCCTTCAGGATGTATGGCTTCTGGTAGAACCCTACCTTTACAGTAGACCCACTATAGAGTGGAGTATTAGGGTCAGTTACGAGTGTTCCTTCAGTATCTACAATTGGTGGGCGGCTCTCTTCATTCCAAGAGAACTTCACTTTGTACATACCCTCAGTAACCTCTTCCCATGGCTCAGGCTTCAATACAGCTCGCTTAGGGTTCTTTAGCTTTGATACTGCCCACTTCAGGTTATCTTCGCGATCTGCTTCGAGCTTGTCGATGAGATCTTGCGTGATGAGTGTGGACAATGAATAACCAAATTTGCTTGGTTTCAGTACGGCTTGGTATCCCTCAAGGACAACAGGCTGTTCGGTCTTAAATGTGGTGCGTGGCATTAACAGAAAAAATAGGTTGATTCAATTACGGATTCCGGTTCAAGGTCTCCAATAATCGGCGGTTTAGTTTCAGCACCAATCTGTGCAGCGAATGACGTTAAGTAATCGTTCTCTGCGAACAGGTGCATATAAGTCTCACGTACCAATGTGGATAGGTTACCCATATCAGTAGCTCTACACAACACGGAGTCATGTATTAGTGCGATGGGTGCATCGAAACGTAAGACACTCAGATGCAAAAGAGATGCATCCAAGCTGTGTATAAGATTAGGGGCAGTTGCGTTCTTGTGGTGGTTCTTATCGACCACAGCAGAATCATCAGTAGCTACATTGATAACACATCGACCTAATAGTTGTAGTTCTAGTCTTTGTGTTTTCTTCTTCATGAGCTTCTGATTAACGACAAACCCTGAAGGTGTTGCCCATTGAAGTTCAGTACAGCCACGTTTCATAGCGGCTTTAACTTCATCTTCAATCCATGTCATGACTGCCATAGGGCCAGGAACTACTAGGTCCATGGCGTCACGTACAGCG